TAAGTACTAGTTCAACATTTCTAGGAGGATTTTTGTCTGGAAGTAACGATGTTGATGATTTAGATGCTGTTGTTGCAATGTCAGGATCGATTATACCCCCATTACCTTTTACTATAAAAGCAACAAGAGGAGCAGTTAATGCTAGCGGCGGGTACTTTGGAGATGCAGGAAACTCTGAAGTTGCAGATTCTAGAATTTATTGGGGTGTTAAGACAACAAGACTACCTTTAACATCAAGTTTGTCACAGGCAGCTTTACATACTAACGCAGGTGGTTTAATTAATGAAGTTACTGATAACTATATTAAGTTTAGTGGTATACAAAAATTAGATGTTTTGACAACTGGGTCAAAATCTGATACTTTTAATAATAATAAGTTTACATTAGCACGTGTTGCATTTTCAAATGCAGGAACTGTATCAGCACAAATTACAGGATCTGCTGCTGATCATATACTAGAAGCAGTTTATATTAGAAATGGTATCCCAGACCCTGTTGACAACTTAATAACTTCTGGAGACTATAGTAATAGAATTACATTAGCAACATTAGTTAAAGATACTAGTGCTAAATATTTTAATAGATTTACAGCTTATAATAAGTTTACAAATGTATTTTATGGTGGTTTCGATGGATTAAATATCTTTGACACGGATATGCGCAAGATGAGTGATCGATCTAGTTCTACTGATACCGGAGGAAAAGCTTCGGGTGATGGTGAAAGTAGATTAGGGTTATCTTCTGATTTTACAGTTGGTACAGGGTTGAGTAATAACATAATCAAGTCATACAGAACTGCGATTGATATAATTACTGATCCTATGAATTCTAATGTTAATATTGTATCTGTACCCGGCCAGAGAGACGAATTTATTACAGATCATCTAATAGAAAAAACTGAAGAGTTTGGTAAAGCTATCGCCGTTATTGATATTGCAAATTTTGATGATGACGGTACAAGAATATATGATGGGCAAAGTATTATCCCGAGTATTAGAGAGACATCTGAGCGATTTGATGCTCGAGGATTAGATAGTTCTTTTGCAGCTGCATATTTTCCTAATGTTACAATTCAGGATAAAAATACAGGCAGAATGGTTGTAGTCCCTGCATCAATAGCTGCACTAGGTGCTTTAAGTTTTAGTGACTCTGTTTCATTTCCCTGGTTTGCACCGGCTGGATTTAATAGAGGATCACTCGACTTTGTTAAACAAACGCAAGCAAGGCTAACAGCAGGAGATCGCGACAAGCTTTATGAAGCAAGGCTAAATCCGATTGCTAGTTTTCCTAATAGCGGGTATGTAATATTTGGGCAAAAAACATTACAATTTGCTAAGTCATCGCTAGATCGAGTCAATGTTAGAAGAATGTTACTGGAAGTAAGAAGACTAGTAGAGGGAATAGCTAACCAACTTGTTTTTGAACAGAATAATCAAGCAACACGTAACAGATTTATTTCTCAAGTTAATCCACTTTTAGCATCAATACAAAGTCAACAAGGCATTGAATCATTTAGAGTTATTATGGATGCATCTAATAACACACCCCAGGATGCAGAACAAAATAGATTAAATGGCAGAATTGTTTTAGTTCCGACTAGAGCAGTAGAATTTATAGCTGTTGATTTTATTATAACAAATTCAGGTGTAAGTTTTGAGTAATCAGATAATTAAGAATAAACGGAGATATAACAAATGGCAGAATTAATATTTAAAAGTGCAGGAGTTAGTTCTAGAGAAATAGATCTTTCCTTCCCAACACAGACTGCTCCAGTAGGTATACCCGCAGGTGTTATTGGAACATCAAATGAAGGGCCTGCTTTTGTACCTGTGACAATTTCAAATTTTACAGAATTTCAAAATATATTCGGAGCTTCTGATGGTTCTAAATTTGGCCCGCTAGCTGTAAGTCAATGGTTGCAAAGTGCGCAATCTTGTACTTTTATAAGAGTTTTAGGTATAGGCGACGGTAAAAAAAGATCAACATCAACAGGAGTCGTTAATCGTGCTGGATTTTTTGTAGGTGACCAATTAATTCAAAATGATGGTAACGTACTAAATAATACTTTTGCATATAGCGCTACCGGTCAACCTCAAATTAAAGGAAGGACTTATTTCTTAGGTTGCTTCATGTCAGAATCTGCAGGATCTACAATATTTAGTACTGCAGGTATACAAAGCAATACGACAGGATCAGCAATACTTAGAGGTGTCTTGATGGCTCCAAGTGGAGTTGTGTTACACTTGGGTGAAGCTTCTCTACAACAAGCACCATCATCTGCAGTAACTGCTATCGAAGATTCATCTAAACTAGTAGGAAGAAAAGGGTTCTTTACCGGATCTGTTGAGACTAGTAACCAAAATTTTATTATGTTGCTTAACGGACATAAAAACACTTCAACGTACCCTAACGTCATCACTGCTTCTTTTAACAAAACTTCACCGAACTATTTTGCAAATAAATTAAATACAGATCCGGATAAGTTCGAACAATCAGGTCATTTACTATATACATATTACAATATTGCGCCAGCTTATGCCAGCGTTACAGGTTCAGGTATTATTAACAGTAACATTACTGCTGCTGCAGGTACAACGCATGAAGGNAGCTCATTTTTGTTAACATCTTCGCTAGGAAGAAGTGCGTCATCGCCATCTAGTACAGTTCCGCTTTATGAAGATTTTAGAGATAGATTTAAGTATGCATCCTCACCTTTTGTCATATCACAATCACCAAATACTAGTTTATTTAAGATACATGCTCTTTCTGCAGGTGCAGCAATTAATACTAGATATAAAATATCAATAGAGAATATTACAAGAATTAATGCTTCAACATATCCAACATTTGATTTAGTATTGCGAGACTTTTATGATAGTGATGAGAAAAAAGTTGTATTTGAATCTTTCAGAGGAATTGATTTAAATCCTGATTCAGATAGATATATCGCTCGAGCTATAGGTGATATGCATACTTATTTTGATTTTGATAAGGATACCTTGTCGCAAAAAATAAATATAACAGGTAATCACCCAGTTAAATCAAGATATATAAGGGTTGAAACTACTGATGATTTAAATAACGGTGTTTTATCTAAAGAATTAGTACCTTTTGGTTTTAGAGGACCACTTCAAGTCGTATCTTCAGGTTCAATTTTAAATAATCCTTACGTACCAACAGAACATACAGGAATTGATTTTCATAGAACAGTTTTACAGCCTCCGATACCTTTTAGACAAACAATTGCTTTAGGGACAGGAACTAAAAAGCGAGTTGCAAATAATCTATATTGGGGCATGCAATTTAATGACTCTGATACGATTGATCAACCTAATAAGCCGTCTCTATTTAATGAAAGCTTTAATTCTTATGTCAAGTTTTTCCCTAGTCACAGAAAAGATGGAAGAAATTTTTATGAAGCTTCAGATACAATAGGCTATAATCTATTCAACTTAGAACATGTTAGAGTTCGTACAGGATCAGCAGGCTCTGATGGTAGTAACTTAGCAGCAGATGTTGAACAATGGCATTCTGCTTCATATATTAGAAATGCTAGTTTAAATTTAGATGCAAAAAATGATGATAATAAAACAAGATACTTTCGAGCATCAGACTTAGAAACTCCGGGTAATAGAAGATTTGCTAAATTCTCTTTCTTCTTGCAAGGAGGCTGGGATGGAACTGATGTATTCAATACAGATAAAAGAGAATTAAAGAACAATGCTATCAAACGAGAAATTGACAATGAATCAGATCAAGGTGGTGTTAATGGGTCAACAGCAGCAGCATATAGAAAAGCAATTGATGTAATGGGCGTTAAATCAGAAGTAGACATAAAACTTTTGGCAATTCCTGGAATTAGAGTTCCAACTGTAACTGACTACGCAATATCTGCTATTGAGAATAGATTTGATGCATTATACTTGATGGATATAGAGCAAGTTAATAGTTCGAATAATGTCATGACCGGTTCAAGTGATTTGGTTGATGTTAAAAATACAGTTCAGAGATTTAAGAATAGAGGTTTGGATAGTTCATTTGCAGCTGCTTATTTTCCTGATGTTGTTTTAAGAGATCCAACTACAGATAATCTAGTTGTCGCACCCTCAACTGCTGCAGTATTGGGCGCTTTCTCTTTAAACGATGCAATTGCGCATCCCTGGTTTGCTCCTGCAGGATTTACGAGAGGGGCTCTCAATGCAGTTGAAGGAGCTAATGTTCGACTATCTAGAAAGAATTTAGATGACTTGTATGATGTAGATATTAATCCGCTGACATCATTTCCAGGAACAGGTGTAGTTGTTTATGGGCAAAAGACGTTGCAAGCAAATGCTTCATCGTTAGATAGAATAAATGTTAGAAGGCTTTTAATTAATGTTAGAAGATCTGTTAGACAAGTTGCTAATTCATTATTGTTTGAACCAAATAGGCAGGAAACTCTTGATAAATTTAGCAGCCTAGTTAATCCTATTATGCAGAGAGTTCAAGAGCAAGGAGGCGTTGATAGATATAAAGTAATAATAGATACAAGTACAACGACTCAAGCCGATGTTGAAAATAATACAATTAGAGGTAAGATATTCTTACAACCTACACGTACTGTTGAGTTTATTGCTCTAGACTTTGTTGTAACAAATGCCGGCGCAAATATCTAAAATGAATATATATTAAATATAGGAGAAAAAAATGGCAGAAACACTTTCAGTTGCAGATATGCTTCCCAATAAATTTGAACCAAAAAGACAAAATAGATTTGTCTTGGCTATCGAAGGAATTGATGCATTTCTTGTTAAAACCACAGGACGTCCAAAGTGGAATATAGGTTCTAAAGAGTTTAAATTTATGAATAGCTACAGAAGAATTGCTGGTGCTCGAGGAACATGGGGAGGAATTAGTGTTACGCTTTATGATCCTATTGCCCCTAGTGGTGCTCAGCAAGTAATGGAGTGGATAAGAACACATCATGAGTCTGTAAGCGGTAGAGCAGGTTACGCTGACTTTTATAAGCGTGATATACAAATAAAAATTCTAGATCCGGTTGGAACAGTTGTAGAGCTTTGGGATATTAAAGGAGCTTTTTTAACAGGCGTTGATTTTAATCAGTTGAATTATGATGATGATGGAACTCCTCATGATATTACACTTGCAATAGAATTAGACAACTGCATCTTACAATTTTAATTTACAACTTTTTGTACTGTATTATACTTATATAAAAATAGAGGTATAAATGTCACAGTTACCAGAAGGTTCTTACAAGCCGCTCAATGATATTAACGAAAGTGCTTTAGGTTGGGAAGTGCCTATTGAATCGGTTCCACTACCATCAGGAGGGTTGTTATACTCTCCTGATTCTTTTTTCTATAATAAAAGTTTAATTCAAATCAAAGCCATGACAGCAAGAGAGGAAGACATACTGTCATCTCGAGCATATAGTAAAGAAGGGTCAGCAATAGATCATTTGATAGCATCATGCACAGGTGCTTCTTTGAAAGACATAGGCCAGCTTTTACTTGGTGACAGAAATGCTTTACTTATTTCGATAAGAGTAACTGGATATGGTGCTGATTATAATGCTGAAGTTTCTTGTAATGCATGTGGAAAGTCTTGCGATCATAATTTTAACTTAAGTGAGCTTGAAGTTAAGCAGTTAAACATTGAGCCTATTGAACCTGGTAAGAATATTTTTGAATTTAGACTGCCTGTTTCAAAAAAGATAGTTCATTTTAGATTTTTTAATTCAGAAGACGAGAATCAAATTGATGGTGAAATAGAAAATATGTCCAAAATGCTAGGTGAGGCAAATACAGGAAGAGTGACTTCTAGAATATTTAAACGAGTCTTGTCTATAGATGGTATTACTGATAGAAATAAAATTAAAAAATTTATAAGTATTATGCCGGCATATGATTCAAAAAAATTTAGAAATTACGTATCAGAACTAGAACCTAAAATAGAAACGGAAGTCCACTATAAATGCAAATATTGCTCTCACGAGTCGCAGATACCACTTCCAATAGGAAGAAATTTTTTTTGGCCTGCCTGACAGCATAAAAAAATCCTTTCTTGAAGAGTCATATGCACTCATGAAACACCTGGGAATTTCATACTCTGATGTAAGAAAAATGCCTGTAAGATATAGAAGTTGGTATATCGATAGATATATTAAATCACTTAATGATGAAGCTGAACATCGTAAGAAGATGACAGATTCACAAAGCAATAAGTCGTCTAGAAGTTTCTAGAGATGATATATATATTATAGGCATAAATGAAAAGGGTGACATTTTATGAGCGGTACATTTAATGACTTAAAAACAGGCACATCAAGTACGTTTAATACAGCTGTTACTGAAGCTTTTAATGCCTACAAAGGCTACGAAGGATCAAGTTGGTTCGGCTTAGTATTAACAGAACTAGCTGAATTTAATAAAAAAGACCCGGGTAAGCTTAAGTCAGAAGACGTCAAGCAGAACACGAAGACTCAGAAAGAACTTGACGAACAACTTAAGTTAAATACACAAGCTTTAGGAGAAGGTCAGGATCTTAATATTGAGACAATATTATCTCTTGATACAGCAAAACTTCAGCAATTAGGTTTAGATGAAACATTTGTCACAAAACTTAAAAAAGCTACAAATATAGGCGCAGANNNTTTTAACAAGCTACATGATGGTTATAAGGGCGTTGAAAAATTANTAAACAATCTTGGAGGCGCACACCAAGAATATTTTGAATATGTACAGAAGAGTTTTGGCGGCACAGCAGATTTAATGAAAGAATCTAGCATTGGAATGTCACGTGATGCTATAGAGGCTTATGAAAATATCGGTAAGTCTGTTCTTATGACAAATGAGGAATTAAGAGACAACCCTATACTTAGAGCTGATAGCTCTATGTTCCCTGAAATACTTCCAGATGGTTCTGTTGAAGTTTTAAAAAATCAAGCAAATGAGTATCTTAGAATTGTCAAGGATCCTGCCGATGCTGCTACAAGATTTTTAAACTTGCAAAAAGAGTTTGCCTTCACATATCAAGAGAAATTTACAGGTGCTTTTAAAGAAGGCACAGCCATGCTCGAATTAGAAACAATTGCACAAAGTATGGGTGCTGAGTCAGATCAGATAGCAAAAATCATTTCTAGATCAATTGATCAAACAGGCAAGGCTTCAATACAAAATTTTAAAGATATTGTGAAATTTTCTATGTCAGCTCAAGAAGCAACAGGTGTATCAGGAAAAATTATATTTGAAAATTTTGCTGATATCAAAGCTGATGTACAAAATTTTGGTAATGTTTTGGATGAAGAGGCTTCAAGAATAGCAGCACAATTAGCAGAAGTAGGAATTAGAGCAGATACATTAGGAAAGTTAATTAGTAAATTTTCAGATTTTGACACAGCGGCCAGTGCAGTTGGTAACCTGACTGCAGCGTTTGGTTTGAATGTTGATGCTATGGAAATGATGATGTTAGCAAATACAGATCAAGAAGAGTTTTTAATGACAATGAGATCTCAGTTTGAGGAGCAAGGTTTAGCATTTGAAGACATGAATCTTGCACAGCAAAAGCTCTTAGCAGGACAATTAGGTATTGGAATAGAGGAAGCTGCTAGGCTTTTTGATTTTGATCAGGATATAACATCACTTGAAGATTTAAAAGCTGCTCAAGAAGATATGCCAGAAGAAGATGCTTTTAAACTTATGAAAGAGAGTGCTCTTTCTTTTTCACAAACTGGTGCAGAGCTCCAAGCTAAGATTGATAAAACATCTAGTTTTGGTATAGGGTCAAAAATGGTTAGGCATACTGAACAGCTTAGAAGAGAAATGAGAGAGACAGGTGTAGCTATAGGAACGATGGCATCAAGAGCACAACAATCAATAACAACTGAATTGTATGGTGCAATAAACGAAGGCTATGATAGTGCTGCTGAGAAATTAGAAAATTTAAAAAATAAGCTTGAGGGTATTACTACTAAGCAAAGTGATATTGATATGGAGAAAACATTGCAAAACGCTCAAGTAGCAGGTACTGCTTACTCAAATGCTTCGCATGAAAAAGGTAAGGAACATGCTGCGGTTGAAGGCGTGATTCAAGCTGAAGCAGCGCATAAAAGAGCCAAAGAGTTAGCAGGGGGAGGCTCAGGTGTTACAGGAGTAATTAATTCGGAGGGCGTTGTTACGTCTATTGGAGTCGGTGCCGCTGCAGGAGGGCCCTAATAGTGAAAAATAAAAAAGAGCAATTAGAAATAGAATTAGAGTTAAAAAGTTTAGGCATAGACATAAATAGTGTTGATGATGAATTGCTAAATTTAATTTATAGTTTTATTGGTGACGTTTATTGTAATGCAAAATCTAGTGATACAATAGTTAATAGTGAAGTTTTGAATAATTATACTAATAAATTAATAAAAGAAGGCAGCAATAATGTCGACAAGAAAGACACTTAAAGATTTTTTAAATAATATCAAAGGAATCCCGCAAGATTCATTGACTTTTGGTATCGATTCTAATGAAGCTTTAATCAACGAAGGTGATGACCTAGGTCTAGATTTAGAATCTGGTGAGTCTTTGCTCGATTTTAATGACGGAACAAAGGGGATGTTAGGTGATTATATTAATTTCATTACTTCTAAAAATAAACAAGGAATAAAACAGGGAAATTTTAAAAGTGTTTCACCTATAAGGGGAAATTATCCACACTCAAATCCTGAAGATTCCGGAGATCCCTTTTTAGCGCAAGGATCAGTAGAATCAGGTTTGATGTCACAATATAGTAATAGTGAATATTTTGAGGGTGATGTCATAAGCTTAATTGATAAAATTGGCGATGGTAGCAAGTCTGAACCATTGAAGGGTATTGCCGGGCAGTCTATTAGTAATAGTAACAGCATAGTGATCAATCCTGAGGGTGAAGATAATCCGATTGTGCAAGCTTCGCAAGGTTTATTAGTTAGAAATAATAGATTTAGCCCTACTAATAAATTAAAAGTTTTCAAACCCAACAATATTTCTAGTCAAGATTTTGAAGCCGGAGTCAATGAACACGGTACAATGCAAGTACAAAATGATTTTGGTGATTTTGATCGATCAAAATTCATAACTAATTTAGATAGTCTTAAAAATATAGGTAAGTCATTACTATTAAAAGCCGGTGGGTGGGATAGTAGCGATAATATTTTAGATAGTATAGATCCGGAACAATTTGATATATTAAATGCTAATAGTATATTATCACAAGCAGGTATTAACAATATATCTAATGAATCAGTTAAAGCAAAAAACTCATTTGGTTTTCCTGCTGACAATGAAGGAAATTCTGCGCGCCTAGGTAAGGGTGAAGCTTCACCTAGCGAAAGATCAGAAAAATTTGGTACATTTTATAATCAAGAAATTAATCACTTTGATAAAAATTACGATATTCTTAGAAATCATGCTGCTATAGCACTAGTAGCAATTAAAAAAGCAATATTGATTGCTTTCGATCAAATTGAGACTATTGGTGTCAAAAGTAGAAAGAAAAATGGTAATGCACTAGAAGAAATATTTTCTGATAAAACTGATAGTAGAGTAAAAGGTAAGTATAAACCAGATGTGCTTCATAATGTAGATTTTTTAAAGAAGAAATTATTTGTAAAAACTATTCATAGTTACTACGATTGTGTTGATATGGGAATTCGTGTTCTTTTTACCTCACGAGTCAATTCTAAAAATGAAATTAATGACAAAAATGCCAGTAAAATTCTTACAACAGACTCACATTATTGGATGTCAATTTTTATATCTGTTCTTAAGCGATCAAAGGGTGTCTTGAGTTCTCCTTTCTCTAGTGATGAAAGTGCAACTTTTCTTGAGAATACCATTCTTTTTGTTGATAAAGTTAAAAATAGTGCTTTGTTAAGATTTATGAATGCAATAGCAACAGTGGGCGATGTACATTTGACTGCAAATATGGGAAAAACAGGCAATGAAATTGCTACAAATCCTAGAGATGTTGATTCATTACCTACTATACCTGGCACGCGTGTCATGAAGTCTAGATCAGGTGCAATAAATAAAACTAATCTTTCTTTTTCTGGTATGAATCTTCCTTCTGCTTACATATTACCTTTAAATGTAGTAGGTGCTTCATTGGATATGAATACTATTTCTAAAGGCGCAAATCCTTCAAGAGGTATGTTAGGTAGTAGTTTAGCAAATAAAACTTATACTGCCGTTGGGCTTCAAGGAAGCTATAATAGAATACCCATTGAAGTTTTAAAAGAAATGGAAGACAGATATGAAGCAGAATATTTGCCATTTTATATTACAGACTTGCGAACAAATGAGATAATTGCATTTCATGGCTTTTTAACAACACTATCTGACGCAATTAATCCATCGTATAACGAGTCGACTGGTTATGGACGACTAGATCCTATTAAGACTTATGGAAAAACATCTAGAACAGTATCGTTTGCTTTTAAACTAATAGCAACAAACCCGCAAGACTTTGATGAAATGTGGTATAAAATAAATAAACTAGTTACTTTATTCTATCCGCAGTATACAGACGGAGATACAATTAGAAAAAGTAATGCTCCTTTTGATGTTGCAATGCTTGAAAGCGCAACTTCTGCAGTATTCAAGCAACCATTTAGTCAAGTCATAGGAGCAACACCTCTAGTTAGGGTAAGAATAGGAGATGTAATTAAATCAAACTATTCAAAATTTAACTTAAGTAGAATTTTTGGCGCTGGTGATTTAGGTACAAATCTTAGACCTTCATTCGATGGGAATGATGGCTTTTCACAAATTTTAGATACTGCTTCTGCTCTAACAAATTTGTCAGGTATAGGCTTAGATATACCCGGGGTTGGTAGGCTTAATGTTAGAGATGCACTTTTAAATATATTTGCTTCAAAATATGGATCTCCCATAGGTAAAACTTCTATGACAAGCGCAGGTCTAAAAGGATTAAATAACACTTTTCTTAAATCAGATTTTGTCAATACAGCAGTTGATCAAATTTCTAGTAAAATAATTGAAGATCAAGCAGCAGGATTAATCAATGGTTTTGTCAACCCAATTGTTATTAATGATATCATTAACAAACTTATAGATCCTTCTCTTTTCGCTGAATCACAGCAAGATTCAAAAAAAGGTTATTTTCCTAATGACATGGTCTTTATGAAATCAAGTCCTGAAAAATTTCTAATAGATACAGATGGGGAAAAATATTTATTTAATAGAAACATACTATGCAAGGTAATTGGAAGAGAAATTAAAAACGCAGAGTCTCATTTTGTAACTGCAAATGTATCTGGAAATGCCAAGTACAATAAGTACACAGAATATAAACTAGAGGTTATAGATGCATTTCTAGGTAGTATTGTAGGTAAAAAGTTTAAAGTATCACATAGCGATATAATACCTGATTATAAAGATATATACGATCAAACCTATGGTAAGCAAATAAGCAAAGGTGACGTAGGTGTAGGGGAATGGTTAACTAAGTCATCAAAATCAAATCAAGCAAATGATAAAAATTTAGTAGGTAAAATTGCTTCAAATGCCTTCAATACAGCAGTTAATGGCCCCGAAGCTTTTATGAATTCTTTTTACAATCCTGTAACAAGAGCATTTGAAACTAATATGGGTAGAGGTCTGGCAGGAACTCTAGGCGGTGTCACATTTAATTGGCTCAATGATGATTATGGGTGGGAAACAGAATTCAATAGTAGAGCNCCTATGGGTGTAGATATTAGNTTGACACTTAGTGTAATTCATGANATACCTCCTGGTTTAGATCACAGTGGTTACAATAGAGCACCACTATACAATGTTGGAAAGATAATGAAAGAAGTATCAGGTGACCCTAATGATAGAATGCAAGAAGCAGAAGATCAATTTAATTCACAAGAAGGTATAATACAAAGGAAGATTAAATGACTACAAGATATATAACGACATCTATAGTTAACAAAGGAAAGAGTTTTGGCACCAACAAACTATCTAGAAGAATCTATCTAGCATGTGAGGCAGGTGCAATTAACTGTAAAGTTTCAATTTTGTCAGAAAATCAAAGACTAGATCATGTTGCAGGTATAGAATATGGTGATGCATCGCTTTGGTGGATAATAGCTTCTGCGTCAGGAATTGGTTGGGCATTGCAGTGCCCAGCAGGTACAACAATAAGAATACCTACTAATCCTGATGAAATCTACAACATTGTTTAAAAAATATGTCTAGTAAAACTTTAACAAATATAGCAGATATAGCTTATGAATCATCAATTGATGAGTTTAAAAAAGTATTGTCAGGTTTTGATTCAGATTTTGATAAATTGACGGCTCAAACCGTTGGCTTGGGAAACTTTGATATAGGTAAAAAAATTAGCAATTCGCTTTCAGACTCAGATGCCAGAATACTTAATAAGCTAATAGGCACAATATCTGGTGGATACTATTTAAACGACATGATGCGAGGAAAAGCTTTAGAGACATCAGCGATAATTACAGGAATAAAAGATGCCTTAGGTAGTGAGGCAGGTGAAATTATATCTAACAGCGATATTGAAAATGAACCATTTTATTTTTATCACGATTCAGCACAAAAAGTTGGGTTTAGAAAAAGCAAAAATATAAAACAGACAGTAAAAGAGAATGGTCTTCGTGTTGGAAATTATGATGGTTACGATTTTGACAAACAAAATATAATCAATCCATCTTTAGGCGCTGTTGAATTTAAACGCCACACACTTTCATTGGCAAAAAGATATGGTGATGCACTAAGTTTATTTTTTAACTGTATATCAAACGTAGATATGTCTTTGTGTGCTCCTTATCTTGATGTTAAAATTTTAGTACCAAAAAATGATACAAGCAAAAAATCTTTAGGTCATGAGGTCCAATTTAGATTTATACAACAAAAATCAAATAAAAATTTTGTATCTAAAGCAATAGACACAATTAATCCTTTTAATGACAATAATGAAGAAGAAGAACTATATGATACGCATGGAATGGAGTTGTTCCTGTCACCTCAGACTTTATCAAATTCTAATATAAGAAAACAAGATAAAAGCATCCTAGAACCGAACAATACTCTTTTAACATTGAAAAATTGTGATATATCTATTGCTGGATTAGGTGTCGGTCTTTTTTGTAGTAAAAATGCTAAAATAAGTATGACATTGCATGATCGATCTAGACTAAGGGATATTGCTCCTTTGATTACTCCTAAACAGTTTGCTAGATCAAGAGTTATAATAGAATATGGCTGGTCACACCCGCAAGGAGGAATGACTAGTAATAATACTGTAGGTAAATTCTTAAATAGTCTTAGAGATAAAGGGGTATTTATTGTCAAGGGTAGTTCTTTTTCATTTACAGATGGTGGGCATGTTGATATTAATGTTGACCTAGCAATGATGGGAGGGTCAGATTCAATTTTAGCTTCTGTTGCATCAGGTCACTATGTCCAGGCAAACGTTTTCAAAAATCAAATAAAAGATGCAATTGAGATATTAAAGGAAGAGCAAACAGAAGCAATTGGGGCTGCAAATATAATTCCTGAAAAATCGCTTAAAATTTCTAATGCAGCGGGTGCAAATACTTTAATGAGAAGGTCAGATTATACCAGTATAGTTGAAGACATTACCAAGGGTGACAAAGCTAGTGTAACCAGGGCTTTAAAGAATTTTGTAAAAACATTAGATACACAGCAATCAAATGATGTGAAAGATGCAATTTCCGATAAATTTGATGAACTTCCAAGGTTTGGTGTTAATCAAATAGATCCCTTTTTATTAAATGGTAGCGATGCATCTTATATGATAGCAGTAGAAAATGCTAGNATTCCTGATGATATTCCTGCATTTACATCATTAGGGAGCGTTTTGATGTCATTTGTTGCATTTCCAATTCAAGCAACACATCAATTTGATGAAGTTCAAATGTTTTTCTATCCTATGAATCAGAGTAGCGCCGGCGGTTATATACACACCACAGCATCATTTCCTATTTGTATTGAAGAGTTGAAACATGTATTTAAAAGTGACGATCAATCAAATACTTCTAGCTTGAATAATATGTCTGTTGCAAAATTTATGAAAAGATTAGAATCTAAGATTATTAGAAATCCAGTTTATAAACACTACGGGTTAAACTCAGAATATAAATTGATTAATGCTATCAAAAGTATTACAGATCAATTAGTTCTTGATTATTATGATGAAGAAATTGGTGAAGATGAAAGAAATTTTGATGCAATTGAAATGTTTTTAAACGCTGATCCAAATAATAAAGTTGCATTTGATAGTATAGTAAATAATATAAATGCTGAGAAAAAACTTCAAGAACAATTTGCATTAGGCAAAATTGACAAAGCGGGCCTAGCATACGGGCGTGATGCTTTAATAAAAAAAGATGCATTTACTTCTGATTCCTTACGTCAGTCTTTAATGAACGTTGTTAACAAGGATATAAAATCAACATTGAGTCAAATTTATACAAGATATGGTGTTGATTCATATGTCAAAGATGACAATCATAGTTATTCAGGCGAATCAAAATTTTGTATGCCTAATATAAGCTACTTTTTTGAGACAATCAATCCTCATGATAATGATGTAACTAGCTTTAAAGATATAAAAGAGAAATTTCTAAGATCTAATTCAGTAATTAATGAAAATAAGTCAA